CTGATATCTAAATCAGACATTGTGATATCGCCAGACACATCTATCGTCCACATTTCAGCCGCATTCAACATGGATTTAGTGGCGATATATAAAAAATGACCCTGATAATAATGTGCTATGGGGACCGGGCTATAAGAATTCAATTCAACTTTTTACGTCCGCACCTAATTTATATGATGATAAAAATATAGTTAATGACATTGTTTCAGCTATCGCTAACCACATGACTAAATATAAAAAATAGCATCATTAAATGATGTTATATCACGAATTTGCTCAGTCTGTATAAAATGTATTGTTTTGTATGAAACCGAAACAGACTGAGCAACCAAACTAATTAGTAATATCAACTCCAAATATCAATTTTTTTCAGCCTTGTATTGTCCTGTGTGTATATAACCTTAACTACTCTTCCATTATTTGTCAGGGTCAATGTTATCCTTCCAGAAGATCCATGATGCGTAGTTACCGGATAGTTATCATAAGGGATAATGGTCATGCATCCTCCTGTATTACCCTCATTTCCACTCACCCACATAACCTTCCCTCTGCAATCCTGACTTAAATTAGCGGATTCCCCATCATTAAGGTTAACTCCCGAAACTACATTACTAACACCCCGGCTACCCGTAGCAATATATCGTTGGTCGCTTTCAGCCTTTGAGTAACCATACCCGGCAGCTTGATAATTTCCCTTCGGCTGATACGCATTATTCGATTCTGCTTTTGAATAACTGTAACCAGCCGCCTGATAACTTCCTTTTGGTTGATAATTATTATCTGACTCAGCTTTGGTGTAACTATCACCTTTGTAGGCATAATTGCCGGTCGGGGCATAATTTCCTTTTGGCTGATAGTTAGAATCAGACTCTGCTTTTGAATAGCCGTAGCCTGCTGCCTGATAATTCCCTTTTGGCTGATGCCGGTTGTCAGCCTCAGACTTAGTATAGCTATCACCTTTCAAGGCATAATCAGCTGCCGGAGCATAATTACCCTTCACCTGATAACGCTGATCCCCCTCGACTTTAGTGTAACTATCACCTTTCATGGCGTAGTTACCAGCAGGAGCGTAGTTGCCTTTCGGCTGATAATTGGTGTCGGATTCGGCTTTTGAATAACTGTAGCCCGCTGCCTGATAATTACCCAACGGCTGATATCTCTTATCCGCATCACCTTTGGTGTAAACGTCAATATCACCTGCTGTCAGATCCGCTTTCAGTTCAGCCCACGCAGCGCCCGCGACAGGTTCAATATTGTTATTCTCAACCTTCGATTGCCAGGCTTTTTTATTGTGATATACAACGGCACGGACAGCATACGGCTTGCCTTCTACTGCCCATACCGGCATACCGAACGCCTGCAATTCACCCACGGCACCTGTAATGTCATAAAAAATGCCGTTCATCTTCTCGCGCTCGATATCTTTTGCCGCCGGGTCTGTTACCTGGTCACGTTCATAGTCGTAACCGTAGCCCTGAACGTAAGACAGAGACCCGTCAGCCTGAATATCATCAGGAATAGCAGCGCGATCCCCTTGTGTTGCAAAAGGGACTTTAAATATTTTAGTCATGAATTTTATGCTCCGAAGTTACTGCTCAGGAAGTTTTTACGGTATTCGCCGTGACCGAATGCTTTCTTAGTCACGATCCGGTATTTGACGCCGACCCCGGACGGGCGCGGCATAAGGTCGAAGTTTTCCAGCAGAACGCGCAGGCGCTCATCAGGGTTGAAATTGAAGACGTAATACATGTACGTCATATCGAGCGGATCCAGCACAAAGACTTTGCTGTCTGCGCTCCAGAAAAACCGCCTGAGGAATTCGTTGATATTGGTGACGGTCGGGCTTTGTGTGAGGTTGAAATACCGCATACGGATAATCAGCCGCTTCTGCTCCGGGGTCAGAGACAGGGTGTAATCTGCGTTGCGCCGGAAGTTTGCCCGGAAGTTGGCTTTTTTCCTGCCGAACCCGATACCGATTTTGGCTTTATCACTCGGCGGGATGTCGATCCCGAGCGGCACATCCAGTATTCGCGACCAGACCGAAAGCCCGAAGTCATTGGCGGTGTCGATGTTAAACACATCACGGTGCCAGCTCTGCCAGAAAGACACCGTTGCCCGTTCAAACCAGTCCGATTTATACCGCGCCAGTGCCTTCAGGTTGTCGGCACTTTCGTACTGCCACAGGATCGCCCGTAACAGGTCTGAGTGATGGGTGATACTCTGAATGGTCTGCGTCATACAAACACCACCTGCACCGCGCTGCGGTTGATTCTGGCAACTTCCGTCAGCTTTACAGGAAATGTGTCTGATGACCAGTCAGTACCGTTCAGTGAAATCTCCACGCGGGTGACAAACAGGCGCGGCTCTGCACTGTTAACGCCTGCCGATATTTCAAACGGCGACACCTCGCGCCCGACCACAAGCCCGCCGTCCCCTTCAGTCTCCCCGTTCGCCCACGCATCTACTGCTGCCGGAATAATGGTCTGTGCGTCCACGGAGGTTTTTTTTACCGTGACGCGGCAGAACAGAACCACCTCTTTTGCCCGGTCAAATTTAACGTTGTAGGTCTGACCGCTGACAGGCTCCGGCACCTCAATTTCTTCACTGCCGTTAAACGCGGCACCGATGGTCTTTGTACGTAACAAGGCTTCGGCAATTTCCTGACTGTCTCCCCCCTCGACACAGACATACACACTGTGGGGCACCATAGTGACCCCCTCAAATATCATCGGCACATCAGTGTAGTTCTCGCGGTAAGCCAGAGAGCGCACACCTTCCAACTCATACAATGCTGAAGTGATCGCCTCACCGACACTGACGGTGTTTTTTGCCAGGGTCAGCTTGCGGCGGCGGCGTGACTGTAAATCAGATTCAGTAACGCGCCCCAATACTGCGCTGGTCGGGTTGGTCACGGTTTCCCATCCCAACACTGAACTGGCAATCCCGTTAAGTTGTCCGGCGGGGCATTCGGTAAGCCCGGTTTCAACTGCCCGCATATCGCCGGTTGTTTTTCCGTCTTTACCGATAATGAGTGCCCGGGTCGTGGAAAACTGATCGCCGGCCATCGTTTCAGCCAGTGAGCCTTTGGGGATAATCGTTCCCGGCACGCCGCCGAATACAACCTGCGTCAGTATTGACCGCGTGGCATCCCACCGCTGTCCGCCCATCAGCGCCCAGATAGCATCCAGAAAAACGCCGCCTGCAATGTCCGGGTTAATCTGGTTCGCCAGCTCCGCATTATTACGGGCAACCGCATCACGATTCTCAGTTTCCATGGTGATCAGCACCCCCTGCGGGGTTTCCGGTGAGACGTCCAGATCCTGACCGAACACCGCCTTAAATTCGGTCTCAACCGCTGTGCGCTGATCGCCGGTATCAGGGATAATAACGCCGGACGATGCAATGTATTTATAATCAGCCATTTAGCGTAATACTCCCGTATTCAGTCTGTAAAACTGCCACGTAATTCAGCTCGTTATCGCTCAGCGTGGCACTGAATGACACCACCGCTGTCACCTGCGGGATTTCCCGCATACGCTCCCGGAACGCCGCTTCGAACAGCGGCAAATCAGCCTGCCGCCCGAACGTGGTTTTCCAGTACGGAATGCCTTTATCCATTTTGTGCAGCATTTCACCGCGCAGGGCTTTGACATACTGAGAGCAGCCGTTTTTCACCGCTGTCTCGCCTTGTACAACGGACAGATTGCCGTCATTGCCCAGGCAGAGATCATTATTTCCGTTCACATTGAATGTCTTCATACCGGCTCTCCTGAATTACCGTCACCACCCTGAACACCCGAATGTTTATGGGTAGACCCGATATCTTTCCCGTTGTGCTTCATGGTGCCGCCGTTTGAGTCGCTGTTACCGTTTACTGCGTGGTTGCCGTTGACGGTGACGTTACCGGTGTAAATTGTTTCCGGCGCGTTAACCTCAAATAATGGGGTATCCAGTACGGCTTTATCCGCGTGAAGGGAGAGACAGACAGAGCCGTCCATTGACTGAACAATCAGTGCATCAGTGTTTTTGCCATCAATCACCCATCCCTTTAACGTGTCTGGGTAAAACAGGGCATCACTGAATGTGTGCAGCCGGGCGGTATTCGGTTCATCCTCCAGCCCGCCGCGCTGAAATATCAGGCTGATATCGCGGTCATTGGCTTTGAGCCAGCCAAAATCACCGGCCTTAATCGGCATACGGATAAAGAAACCGCCGCCGCCGAACCGGAATACCGGGATATTCGGCAATGCCCCGCGCCCGATCGTCTTACCTTCCGTGGATACCATCATCACCAGTGGCTTTATCACCGCCCGGTTGGTGACATCGTCGTAACTCACCACAGTGGCGGGCAACATGTCGTCGATATTCATCAGCAGGTTACGAAACGCAGCCGAGAACTGCCCGGCGAGACTTCCGTCATTCGCCTGGTCGCTGTTTGGTTGATTCATGGTTTTACCTGTGTCAGGCTCGTTTACAACTTGCCTGGTAGAAGAAAGGATCGTCGTGTGAGGCGATATCGAATTTAAGTTGCTCGATGAGATAATCCCCGTTCAGAGCGGGATTGAATTTGCTTTCCAGTCGCAGCATGCCGCCGAGAGAGGATTCCCCATCGATAAGGTAAGTCACATCAATGCCTTTTTCGGTGGCTTTGGGAATGCCGACCATGCCGCTTTTCTGATTAAGGATCCGCAGCCTGCCGGTGAGCGCTTTGTTGCTGTCTTTGACATACAGCACATCATCATCAATGAAGGCTTTTACGTTGCCGGCTTCCTGTAAGCGATCCACCTGCTTTAGTGCGGCACCGCAGAAATACCAGTTAGCAATATTTTTATCGGTCGCCTGAAAATCCAGAGAGACGTTGCAATCCTTTGCTATCCCCGCGGCGATTTCGCTCATTTTTGCCAGTGCTTTCCCTTCTGATGACACAATGTCACGGGATGACGCGTTATTGGTCTTCGCTTTCAGGGTCAGGGTAACGTCAGGCGGTGAGGTGATTTCGGCACTGACGATATCGCCGGAGAAGATGCGGAACACACCGGAACCAACACGCCCGGCCTCAACAATCAGCCGGTTAGGGGTCTTACTGCCTGCATACGGGCTGGTTTCCGTCAGCAGCATGGTGCGCGTTTCGGCATTCAATCCGTCAATATTAACGGTGCATTCATTCTGTAGCGGATTGGCGTATTTGGTGCCGCTGGCGCGTATGCGTAATCCCTCATACCACTGCATGCGCCCGTTGACTTCGACACCGCAGCGGATCCGGCGTAAATCAATCATCATCCCCCCAATAAATCAGTGTCTGTGTTTTATCGAACAGCTCCCACCACGGCAGAGCATCACCCTCTGTCAGTACGGCAAAATTACCCTCTGACGTGAGGTGGCGATACGGGATCAGCGGCTGCTCCGGCATCATGCGCATGCCCTGCACAATAACGACATCGTCCTGCCGGATATCACAGCACATCACCCCGCGCGCGGCTTTAATGGTCAGCTCCCACTCGCGCCCGCCGAGCGTGACCCGCAGGCGCTGATTAGGAACGGTATTCAGTGGTATTATTTTCATCATAGACTCCAGTCACCATCGGCGATACGTGTCGCAACAGAGCCTTTTTTCTTTGTTGCGGTGTCGGCTTCTTTTGTCTGAACCTTTCCGCGATTAACTGTGCCGGACTGCTCTTTTTTAGCCACTTTACGCGGCGGAAGATCTCCGTATTCCGGTTCAACTGTCCGCCATTCGATGAAGCGCAGAGAGAGTTTTATGGCGTCCGCCATATCGGGAATTTCATCGTGGTAAAAATTCACCATCAGCATGGGCTGATAGGTTTTTACCCGCGTCTGAATACCGACCAGTTTGTGTTGGTCATACGCCTGTTGCATGGCCTCAAACGCGTCTTTCAGCTCACCGGTGATGATTAAATCCATACCGATTTCCACCGCATTCACCACAATGTGATCGCTGCGGGTTTCGCCGGATTCCACCTGAAACTGTGTTGCCTTGTGCTCATCACGCACGTTTATCTGAAGCGGACTGACGGACTCAAACAGGGTGGCGAATGATTCCGTGTCAAAGATTTTCACTTCCGTTATCATTTCGTCATCCCCGTTCCTGTCTGCTGCCCCAGATCCTGTAACTGCGAATTCAGTGCGTCTTTGGTTCCGCTTGCCATACCCTGCGCATCAGTCGCCTGCGTCTCAATTTTCACCTCGCCGATAGACAGGTTGGTTTCATTGGTCGTGCTTGATTGGTTGCTGATAGCCTGGCTGGTAACGGAGTTCATCGGATTAGCAGAAAGGTTTGCCAGATGGTGAGTCAGTTCGCCTGCCAGTTTATTGGCATCTTCATCACTTAATGGCGGGTCTTGCGGGATATCGTTCTCAATCTGCCCCCGGTCATTTACGGTACGGTTAACAGTCTGATTAACCTCCATATCATCACCGGCACCGAACCAGCCCTTAACGGTCGCCCATCCGTTTTTTATCATGTCCAGACCGTTGTTGATCCAGTCAAGATAGGTTTTTATCTGCTCCCACAGCCACTTGAAGATGCCGACAACGGTGTCCGATACCGTGTCGAATACCTTCCCGAAATCATCACCCCATGCCATCACGCCCTGAATGCTGGCAGTCAGCCAGCCGATAAAATCATTCAGCGCCTTATTCATGATTTTGTAGGCGTCCACCACGATATCCGCAGCGACCATAACAACCGCCATGATGAAATCGAACAGGACTTTAAACGCATCCCACAAAGCGAGAATGACGGTTTTCAGTGCCGGGTACTTATCCAGTATGCGACCGATCATCGAGTCGTTACCGTCGATAAAATTCATGATGTCGTCATAGACCAGCGCAAACGCAGCCGACAGCAGAGCGATAACGGCAATGATGGCGATAATGGGCCATGTAGCCGCAAGTGTTGCCGCCGCAGCCGCGAGCATAGGCGGGACGTAGTACGCTGCAACAGCGACCCCGATGGCGATAAAAAAGCCGGTGAGCAGTGTTTTGTTTTCTTTGCAGAACAGGACGAATTTACCGACCCATTTCAGACCCGTGGCGAGGATCGGGATCACCATTTCCATAAAGCTGTTTTTTAACAGACCGGACGACTGTTTAAAGCTCTGCATAGATTTATTAAATTCAATTGACTGCGCAATGCTCTCTTTGGTGATACCGGAATACTCTTTCTGTATTCCCATCGTCCGTTCAAGCTCTTTGCGCCCTTTCATCATCAGCTCGACGGTTTTATCATCCGACACGCCAAGACCTGCCAGAGTCGCTTTGGCTTTGTCGAATTTCATCCCCTGCACTTTGTCGGCTGTCTTCAGGATTTTTTCCATGGAGTTACCGGCAAAACCGAATGCTTTCGCCATCGCTTCCATATCTGACTGTGCCGCCTCGCGGGTGCCGCCGAGTTCTGCCACGGACCCGGCAAAGGCATCAACATCCGCCGTGGCCACGTTTATTTTTTTGCCGAATTTATCCAGGGATTCTATTTCAGCCGCGCGGGAAACCGCCTCACCGACAAGTGCCGATGCCCCCATAAACAGCCCGACTGCCGCCAGTGCCTTTTTGGCAAACCCGGCGACAGATTCCCCGGCTTTCTTGTACTTCCCGTTTGTTTTATCCAGTTCGTCCTGAACTTTTTTCTGAGTATCAACTTCGCTATTACCAGCCTCGACACCTTTTTGACGGGCTTCTTCGACAATCCGGTTAAGCTCTTTATAGTCACCCTGCAAGGCTTTAATCATTGCACCCGCAAGACGCCTGACAGCATTGCCGCGGCTCTCTTCATCAGCCAGGACAGCGACATCACCACTCAGTGCCGCCACCGCCTGAATCAGTGCCTGATACCCCTCTTCCGCGCCCGTCAGTGAGGCTTGCGTGTCCTGCCAGCCTGCTTCAGAACCTGCCTGCTGAGATGCCAAATCTGACAGGGAGTCGGTCACCGCATCCACCTGTGCTTTTACCGCACCGGTCTGCTCCGCCACATCAGCGGCATTCGTGGAAAAGTCGACAGGATGATCACCTGACAGGCTTTGCAGTGACTGCCAGAGTTCATTCATCACACTGCCGAGTGAGTCAGAGCCTTGCTGTGCGGCTTCCTGCGTCCGTTTCATGCCGTCGATAATGTCATCCGTTGAACGCTGAACACGGTCAAATGCACTGTCAGCCTGCCGGGTATCAAACTCAAATACCTGAACAAACGTATCCATCATTGACATTATCGGTCCTTTGAAGCGGCCTGCGCTTCGTTATAGCGGTTGATGATGGCGATTTCCCACATGTCCATCGCCTCTTCAAGATCTACTGTGGTTTTGAGTTCGGTGAGGGTGGCGAACCCTTCGCTGAGGATGACTGCAACGAAGCCATCAGCGTTTTTATAACTGACGGGAGTGAACTGCCGACCTTGCTGATGAGGAAGGGCAGGAAGCCTGAGTTCCCGCCGGTCCCGAAAAAACTGGTGTTATATTTCAGCATTTCCAGCTCAAGGCGGATCAGAGATTCCCCGTCCGGCACATGGTTATCAATCAGCGTTGATGTTTTCAGCGGAATTTCCTCGCCGTCAATCGTGACACACACATACGCCATCATTTTCAGCATGGCTTCTTTGCTGACCTCGTAATCCCCGATTTTCGGGGCATTGGACAGCGGGTACTTGGCGAGGATTTCACGCCCGGTTACCGCAGGCAGACGGCTGATGACAAACATTTTTTCAATGCCGTCCACGTCTTTAATCGCCACTTCTTTCGGCTTAATCAACATGAGTTTCTTCCGTAAAAAAGGCGGGACATGCCCGCCGGAGATGAACAGAAATTAACGAACGCGTGTGGAGTCAAAATCCTGAAACACAAAGGTGTATTGTTTGGATTTGAGACGTCCGGCACTGGCAGCGGAGTTACCCCTGCTGCCGTTGGTGATACGTCCGTTACGGGCGGTTGTGGTGGAGCCGTCACCGTAGGAGGCGACCATGGTGATAATGTCACCGGCATGACGACGACCCTTTTTAGCCGTGTTGGCTTCCAGCAGGATGGACAGGTTCTGATCTTCTTCACTGCCCGCCAGCACGTTCACTGTGACTGTCTGCGGCGTGGGTGTAGACCAGCTCACCAGATTGCCGTTGATATCCATACCGACCTGTGCGATATCGACCGCCGGTAAATCCAGCGGATCGGCATCATCGGCAAATGCGGTGATAAAAATACCGGTCGGGAATGTTTTGCTTGCCTGCACAACAAGTGCAAGACCGGTTGCTGATACATCATTCATATTGCGTTCCTTACACTAAATTGTGTGAGCCATCGACTTTACGCACCCAGTCGCCTTTGCCGTAAATCAGCACGTATTTCATAACGTACTCAGGCAGTCCGCTTTCACCGGTACTTTCAACAATCTGCGCGTTGTACCAGTAGCCTTTGTCCTGCACATCGTGCCAGGCAAGATCATCACCGGACGCATCCGCCACCGCGATTTTCTGTACCTCCGTTAAGGTTTTACCCGGCAGGACAGTACCGTTGTTTACCGCTTTGGTGACAGCACCGGCAATAACCATCAGCGCCCGCGCCTCCCCGTCTTTATTGGCAGGAATGCCACGGGTAGCCAGTAACAGGCTGAACCACTGCTGCGCGATATAGGCTTTCAGCCACTGCTCATTGGCGTGAACACTCATATCGAGCGGATTGGAGTGACTGCCGCACAGGAAACCACGCTGATAAAAGCGGATCTGCGAACCGGCAACGGCGGTTTCGCCGTAGTAGTTCACCCGCAGCTTATCGAAGCGGTCCGCATCCTGATCGGTGGTGACCTGTGCCGGGAAAGTCACGCCAAGCTGACGGAACATATAGTTTGTCGTCGCGTTGGTACGGTCATAATCCGTTGCCGCCATCACTGCCATCGGCAATGCCTGGATAAAAAATCCGCTTTCCGTTTTAAGGTTCAGCCCGGAAGATGCAGTACCGATCAGCGCTGCACTGAAATCTTCGGCGCTCTCTTCTGTCACGCTGATATGAAGCTGATACTTCACATTTTCACCGGACACGTACTGTGCCAGTGTGACCGCCTGATCCAGTGATAAGTCACTCAGGAATGTGGCACTGCCGAATGAATCCGATACCTGTTCAGCAATTTTGAATGCCTCCAGCGGGGTCTGTGCCGGATTACCCTCGGATGCGCGCCCGGCTGACAGTCCCATAGCGTCCGCCAGTACCGAATACGCCACGCTGACAGAAGCACGTTCCTGCACCCCGCCGCTCAGCTCAAACGCACTGTCCAGCGCGTTAAAGGTCAGATATGCCCCGGCAAACTGCGGTTCACTTTCCGCGTTCAGTTTTGCCTGAATAAGCGACGCGATATCGGCATAGGATTTGGCGTCGGATAAATCAATATCTTTATAACTTTTGGTGACCTTCCCGAACGTGACTGACAATGTACCGTCAGCGATCATTTTCAGATCAGCCAGCGCACCGGCTTTGGCACCGAACAACGTTGGCGCACGACCGACCGGCTCATAAGAGGCAATCTGTATCTCTTTCGGCCTACTGACCGGTGCCGGACTGACGTAGCTGAAATACTGGCGGGCGAATTGAGCTTCCGGGGAGTTTTCACCCAGAAGTTCATCTACCTGACCGGATGCAAATTCCAGTACATGCCCGGCGGGAATTTTCGGATTAGTGGAAAAGAGCCGCGCCGTCAGCTTTCGCATCGGCACGGCTGACGCGCCGATCACCGCACTGGTGATATCGACGTACCGTGTTTGTTTAATTGGCATAGTGGAACCTTATATGCGGTGAATGTCCGGGATAAGCGCTGAGACAACGCCGGTATCCGGTCGGAGTGTGCGGATGAATGTCACATTAAAATCAAAGGATGGATTTTGTTCGTAATCGCCGTGGTCATTAACGAAATACGGGGAACGGATGGCGGTCGCTCGCTGAGTGCCGATCCCCTGCTTTCGCAAGGCCTCGACAAACGGCAATGAGTTAACGATCATCCTGACAACGGCGGTAATATCTTTCGCGGTATAGTCGCCACGCTGAGTGATAAATGCCTGCATCTGGTAGGTGACTTCCGCCTGCTGTTCTTCCAGATGATTGGCGTTTATGTCCTGCACGTTATAGCTGCGTTTCTGCCAGCCATGTGGTGCCTCTCCAATAGTAAAAAACATCACAAAACTATCTTCACGACCCTGCTTTGTTGACTGAAAGCCCGCTTTTACCGCGATATCGATACCGGACTGCTTCAGCTGAATAAGCAACTGCTTACGGATGGCAATATCAACATCATTGTCTGTCATGATCCCCCGCCTTAATGCAGATAACTGATTTCCAGCCATCCTGTTCGTACCAGTCGGCATCACCGGTCACGTCATAGCGGTTACCCTTAAACATCAGATAGTCCGGTGAGGTGCCGCGCTGAATGGCGCTGATATCGTGTGAGGTATAAAACCGGCGGTACACCTGAGCGGTATCAAGCCCCATCGACATGGCGTCCTGAGTATCGACCGCCTGCCAGCTCCCGCGAACTTCAACCGGATCATGATACGTATTCCGGTCACGCCCCAAATCATCAGGCTCACGGCTTTTAAAGCGATACCAGAACACCTTTTGCTGAGGGATATACCGGGATGCGATACGGTGCAGATTGCCGAACATTATTTATCCTCCACGGCAAAGGTGACGGATTGCAGCATCAGCCCTTCATCAACCAATGGTTTGGTGCTGACTCCGGAAATATCCAGCGTTTTATCTTTCTTACTTCGCGGTCCGGTAAAATTAGCGTCACGGTACGCCTGACCCACCGTTTTACCTCCGGCGTTAAACCCTTCCTGTTTTCGCCGCTTTCTCATCAATAGAGTTACCATCGAAAGTGGCGGGGTCTGGACTGAACGAATGGTCATCTGGACATCACCGGCAACCTTTGCGCCGATCTGGTTTAGTCCGTTTGTCACGGTGATGCTACCGTTAACAGCGGCTTTGGCTGCTCTGCCGATAAGCCGACTATATTCCTGCCGGTGTTCCGCCATTGTCGGACGCATAAACGGGCGCGGAGGTATTGCTCCGTGTCCGACCTCCTGAATCGCCGCAACATAGGCTATCGGGGTGCCGTCCGGATAGGTCGAGTGCTCAAAGAAACCGACTTTAAGTTGCTTTTTCGCCAGCTCGTCATACACGGCTTTTAACTGCGCTAATTTTGTCACCAGCGACCTCCCCGCGTGAAACGACCAAAGGCACCGCGAAATGCTGCCCGCTCACCCCCGCCCCCGTGATAGCGCGGCACACTGCACCGCTTGACCAGTGCAAGGAACTGCTGACCATAGGGACTCAGCTTGAACCAGTGCGACCAGTCAGACCCGGCAGGCGGCGCTGTGTAGGACACGCTGACCTTATCAATCGTCACGCTGGTTACCACGCCGGTCGGGGACTCGCCATCTGCTATCTTCTGATTCAGATACAGCATGTGAGCCACAACCAGCATCCACAGCTCATTTGTGCAGATACCACGACAGGGAGAGAAGTAATTCAGGGCAGATTGTGCAATGACGTAAATATCATCAGCCGGTACCGTGCTGAACTCAGGACGCAGAACACGGAACGATTCAACCGGGAATGTAGCCGCATCCATAGAGCCCCCTTATTTTTTGGCGTTCTTTTTATCTTTGTTGCTGACTGGCACCTCGTCACCTTCCGCAATCAGCTGCTCTTCTGTCAGCGGTGCGGATTTGTCAGCGGCTTCCATATCGGTCGCGACTTTTTCCGGGTCTTCTTTGCGGGTTTCCACCGTAATAAAGCCGTTTTCTTTGTGCAGCTTAAAGACGTGGTTATTCTTCAGCTGCGAATACTGCTCGTCGCTGACTTCCGTCACACGCCCTCGCGGGGTGTACATGTGTTTGGTCATGACATTAGCCTGACCGGCAATAAAGATTTTACCGTCCGGTGTACCGTAATTCTGGTCGTTGGACAGAGTGCAATAAACATACAGAGGCATAATTATTCTCCGGGAATAAAAAAGCCCTCCGCAGAGGGCAATGAGGCGTTACAGGATTAAATACCGGTCAGGCGGGTGATCGCCCACGGACGGGTAACAATGATACCGGCTGTCGCGTTGGTCGCATCTTCCAGATACCCTTTAATCTGGTTTTCTGAGCCGATTAGCTGGTATTTCACCGGCACAACCTGGAGGATCACTGCACTGGTTGCTGTTGAACCGTCATCGACAGTCTCCGCAAACATGTACGCTACATCCGCGCCACCATTGGCACCGGCAAATTCTGGTGAGAAGACAAAACGCATATTCGGGTAGTTTTCTTTCACCCACTGATACACAGTTTCACCCCGGGCGACCGGATTTGCCACATTCAGTGCAGAACGGTAACCAAGCGGCAGGGTCAGCGTGATAGACGTATCATCTTTGATAATACCGCCGGAGCGCATCTCCAACTGCGAAAACATATCCGTAATATCTTTGGTGATATTCGCGAATGTACCGCCTTTCCACGTTGCCGCTGCTGTTTCATAAGGCGGCAGGTTAGGTTCATTCATCAGACCGAACACACGGGTTTCAGGGCTGTTAAACCCGTAGTAACCGATACGCTCGCGCCCCTGCTCAAGAGACTCGGTAGCCGCATTACGTTTTTCTGCTGCCGCTTCAAAACCGGCGGCTGACTGACGGGCTTCTTCCAGTTTACCTACCTGAAAACCCTGCTCAAAACGAACGATGCCGCGACGTTCCTGATCCTGCGCGTAGGATGCCAGCGGGACATTGGTGTGGTCGCCGTACAGCTCAGCTTTCGCTGCCGGTGTTGCGACATTCAGGATAATCTCTTCATCGTGCCATTGCCCTGCCGTCACTACGCCGGTGATTTCATCCAGCACACGGACGCGGGTCGCGGTACGGATAAGACCGGGTAAAACATGCTGGAGCATTTCACGCTGAATAAAACCGCCGCTCATAGCAGGACCGGATAACGCGGAGTCCATTGATGCCAGACCGCCAAAGCCGATTTGTTCCAGCTCGCCGTATGTCCATTTCTGTTCCGGGTTAACATTCAACTGCCCGTGCTTTTTAATATCGCGACCGGACATATAAAACTTCTGCTTACTGACTGGCATTATTCACCTTCCTTTACAGCCACGGTGTACGGGATTTCTGTCAGACGGATAACGCACAGACTCGGTGTCTCTGCTGACTCTTTGTGACGGGACACATAGCCAATAACAACGTCGCCGGCATCGGGTTTTTCTTTCGCAGACAGCGAACCGTCATCGGCGCTGAATACCACCGGTGCATTAATCTTTTTCGCCCCGGCTGTGATTGCAACGTTAATCTCACCCATGGTCAGGAATTCACCCTGGGTACCGTTAAGGGCAAATTCTTCACCGATGCGGTACGATTTCGGGTTAATCATAATTCCCGCAAAAGAACCGGTGCCGCCGACCTGAACAGATTCGACTGAATCGTCTTTGTAGGTGTAGGCGTGTCCGAACAGGTTTTTCTTTTGATCCGCAGAACTGAGGATCGCCGCTGTTACGCGGGTCGGGCCATGGTGACTGATTTCGCCGATAACACCGGAAACCATGCCGTTTGCTACTGAATTCGGAATTGCCATTATTTTTCACCCCACTTTTTTAAAATTGAAGAGTTGCTGACAGCGGAGTCCATCGTTGCTGACGGCTTCTGTGAGTCCGGTGTGCGCCCCTGCATCCACGCATTCAGCGCGATACTTTCGGTGCCTTTATCACATTTGACGCCGAGCTTTTCAGCACCGTATTCCGCGACCTGCTGTTTAGTCATAGCCGCATGGTCAAACACGCCAAGGAACGGAGTCAGCTTATGCGCCAGTGCGTCACGCTCACCGATCTGCTTTAACAGTGCGCCGGTGTCCATGGTTGGCTTAGCTTTCTCCAGGCGGGCGATTTTGCGCTTCATGGAAGACATTTCGTCCATCGTGGTAAAGCCGCGTTTCAGACGTTTCAGGCGGCGGTTCAGCCCGTCTGTGGTTGCCTTGTCGAGTTCATCTTTGGCTTCGGAAATAGCTTCTTCTGCGGCTTCGATAGCCACCTCTGCCGCTTCCACTGCTTCCGGATCACCTGACTCCGCTTTTTCGGCTTCCGCTTCCGCGTCTTCAACGGCTTTTTCCGCGTCTTCGGCAACCTTTTCCTTTTCAGGATCAGGATCTTCGTCAGTGGTTCCTTTTTTCTCCGGGTCTTCATCTGTCGATGGCTTGCCAGCAGCCAGTGCAGCCACAACAACTTGTTTAACCTGCTCAAGCTGTTCAGGTGTTAAACCACCTTCGTCCGTGGTCGGCTTCTCTTTGCCTTCTTCTTCTGGTTTCATACGAATAAATTCCTTTGTATCAATGGTAATAACGAGATGATCCTGCACAGCAACGTCAGCGCCGGTGCGCCCTTCATCGACTAATGCAAGGTGATTGCCACGCAGGTGGCGCTGAACAACTTCGTATGCCTCCCCTTCGTAAACGCCGGGGTTGTCGAAGTCATACCGGCTGCGGTAGCCGGGTGAAAGGTCAATCTTTCCGCCGCCGATATCACTCAGGGCGGCATCAGAGAAAATTTTGATATTGCCTCTGAGATACGGGTGATCGAAATACACGTTTTCGCCGATAACCCCCTGAATGCCCTTTTTCTCAGCCGGTGTGGCATCCTTTCCGAGCATTTCGTGATCGACGATAAACGGAGTCAGCCTGAATGACTGGATAGTCTCTTCGTTGTCTAACTCTTCCGGCGGGCGGAAGACTTTGTAAATTCTGTCCGGCTCCGGTGCGCCGATTTCAGCCCCCAGATAATCAAAAACCCCGACTTTTGAGATGGGGTTATCTTTTACTTCGAGCCAGCCGTTAAGGTCGTATGTTCGCTTTGTCATGTCTCCTCACCAAAGTCGATAACCGGTGTCCAGAAGCATTTGCAGTTCGGCAGCTGTCCGGGTAAACCACGTTCGCCGGTCTTTTCATCAATCACCGGCGGCTCATCCAGATCGAACACTTTGCCATCCAGCCGCTGATGTAATTCGCGCGGCTCCGCGCTGCCTGCCGAGTGATGCCAGATGGCTTTACGGATACCGGCTGATTTCATCCGTTCGTAATTTGCCGCCGTGGTGATTTTGCGGGTCTGGTCAACGGCAATAAAATTAGCCCGTTTTTCTGTCACTCCGCCGATATCCCGTATTTCATCCAGCAGGGTTTTACTGCCGCTGCCGGTCTGGCTGACAGAGCGAAGTGCCGCACTCTCGATACGGTAATGAAACTGCTGCGGGATAGATTTAATCAGAGAGACGTTTTCAGCCGTGGAGGCGATCACTTTGTCTTTCAGGGCTTCCGGCATATCCGGGGTTTTTATTGTGATACCGCCGGAGAGTTGTTTCAGGGACTCATCCAGATTTCGCCGGGCACTCATGTCCACCTGTGAGGTGAATTTATCTGCCATTGCGCCGGCCTGCTGACTAAATATTTTATCCCACTTACGTTTCAGGCGGTTCAGCCAGATACGCGTCTGACTGGCAAAACTGGCGTCCATCGTTACACCGTCAAAGTCATCATGCAGGCTGCCGAATGTCTTTTCGTAGTCTGCAATCATGTCTTTAATCAGTTGTGACATGTCACGCTGGTAACGGCTTTGGGCTGCCGCCGAATATTGCAGCGGCTTGCCCTTCATAACCGCCTGGCGGGATGCCGCCCACTGCGCCCGCCGGGTTCGTACCCGTATTTTCCGGGGCATAATCTTCCTCGTTCACGTCAATGCCGTAATAAGCAGATTCTTTATCCGCCGCCAGCTTTTTACGGATATCAAGCCCGTCGATTGCACCAACCGTTGCATACGCGGAATCGGTCTGCGCCTGTTTCAGCTTAATGTCGGAGTCTTCGATAGCAGTTGGGCTGTCCAGCGGAAGCCAGGTGACAGAAAGCTCTTCGGTGCCAAGTTCCTCACTGCGCTGTAACATGTCGTAGTGACGCTGTAGCAGCTCTTCGAGGTCATTCGCCTGAATGCTCTCCAGCTCTTCCCGGTAGTTGGCTTCCTCATACTCGCCGGTGGCATTAAAACCTTTAGGGGCGGTGCCGAGTAACTTGGTTGCCGGAACATTCGCGCCCGCCGCCACAAGCTGATACTGCGTCATGATGGTGGCATCCAGATCTGCAAGTGAGGTATCGAACTGCTGAACGGTGTCGCTTGCCCCAACCGTCTGCACGCCGTAGTTATCCCGCATTTCCATGAAGTACAGCATGTTTTCATGAATGGTTTCTTTATCCACGCCCTCAACATCAGCCATGCCGATGGTCAGCAGGCGCTTGGTCATTGCCAGTTGAGGCGCTTCATTAGCAGTGCGCTCGGAGGCATACACGCGCTCGTACACGCGCTCGGGTACGGAGACGCCAAAGTAGTTGTATGTCGGCTTGAGCACGTCCGGAACAGGGAACGGGACGAATTTCACGAAATGCGATTTGTGATAGCGCCGGTTGCCGATAACCAAATATGTCGGGTCGTAAAAATCAAGACTGGCAGGGTCCTGTAAATTGGAGTCGGTCAGGTCATGCGTGACCCACTGCGGATCAAGTTGTTTAATCCCTTTGTACATGCCCTTAGTCACGCCGTCAGGATTGAACGGGTTTTCATACCACTCTTTCGGGTTGGACGTCTCAACGACAAACAGCGCCAGCCGACCGCCATACACACGCCCGAAGTGGATCAGCTCTTTCATGTGATGCTGAATGCGGTATTTCTTATCCAGCTTACGCAGCTTTTTACTGATGTCCTGATTATCACCACCGGCACAGTCGAGGTCATACCCCTGCCGGATAGCATCACGTGCGGGCATATTACAGGCTTTGTCTACCAGCCAGTGCTTGGCAATAACCGCACACATGTTGCTACCGATAAACATCTGCGAGGCATACCACGCCGCCTGTGACTCAGGAACGCCGTAAACCTGCCCGCCTTTGAATGCCGGAACCGTGCCGTCGATGCTGTCCATCGCGACCCCCTGCATTGTAGGCTGAGGTAATTCCAGCCCCTGAAACCCTTTATCTGCTGCCAGTGCTGAATATAAATGCGTGGAGAACGCTGACCGCTTAGGTGCGGCAACCACTGCTGTTTTCCGCTTTCTGAACGGCCACATGTTATGTCCTCTTACGTGAAAAGAATCCGCCGCCTTTTTTCTGGTACAGATAACGTAATGCCTGCGTCATGGCATCAACCGTGTCATCGTGCCCGGCGAACGGGAATGTTGTAATTTCTTCCACCGTCTCAGTGATCCACGGCTCAATCTCTTTGTGTGGCAGCCAGACGTTACCGGCTTCCCATTCAGCGGTGCAGGCATGAGCGCGGGCAATTTTACTGCCGTCCGGCTCAATCGGCACCAGACCGGAAACAGTTGATTTCAGTGTGTCAATCACCGCCGGACCATTGGCTTTATCCTCAACCAGCTTGCGCCGCGCCTGCGGGTATTTCTCAACCAGTAATTTCACGGCTTTCAGGGTTTCGGTAAAACTCATGCGCTTGCGGATCTGATACAGCAGATACGCGTTTGCGCCCTTCTTACCCCAGACCTGACCGACAACGTAGTCCGTGCCGTCACTGTCCTTAAATGTCATATCCCAACTGTGAATGACTTCATCAAAGGACTCAGGCAGATCTTTCGGCAGGTAGTACCGGGCAAATTCTTCATGGAATATCTGCCCGTCTCCCGGTTTCGGTTTCTGCTGGTACATGGCAGACCAGAAGTAATCGCCGAGAATAGCTTTTGTTTCGAGCAGTTTGTCCAGCGGATGCAACTCAGGGACAAGTGCCTCCCCCTGTTCGTTGATGGCCGGGAACGCCAGTACTCTGGCTTTGGGTGTTTTCTCTTTTACCCGGCCGGAAAGGTCATCTGTCGCCCAGCGGGTCGCCATGATGATTTCGCCGCTGTTCCGGGACAGGCGGGTTTTAAACGTTGATGCGTACCAGTTCCAGATAGATTTTTTAACCGTGGGACTGAGCGCTTCCTTTGCGTTTTTTATCGGGTCATCAATAATCCCGAGATCAACTTTTTTACCGGTCAGCGGACCACCAACACCGGCACAGACGTATGTGCCCTTGTGATTAGCAATCCCGAACTCTTCGGTATTACGCTTAACCGCCACACCGTCAGTCGGTTTGTTGCCTAACCAGCTTTGCGGAAACAGCGCCCGGTACTCATCTGACGACATGATGCGCTGAACATCAGTGTTCATGTCACCGGCCAGATCTGACGAATAGGACAATGCGCCCACACGTTTATCCGGGTGCTTACCGAAAAAATATGCCGGGAGATACCGCGACACAATATCGGATTTACCGTGCTGCGGTGGTGCGCCCAGAATCAGGATCGGTCGCTTACCGGCCATCATCTCAACCAGGAAGGTATCCAGCGATGCACAAACCGTCTCAGAAAAATGACTGGTGATATATTCAGGGTTAATGTATTGGATAAATTCATGCAGGCTTCGCCGCGCTATCTCCCTTTTGACTTCCTCATCAAACAAGTCGATATCGATATCCATTACATCACCTAAATTTGCAGAAACAGACTTTTCAGCCTCAAATCATCATGAAGACGATTCCGGTTTTTTGATAACAAATGAGTAACAAAACAAACGGGCATTTTGCCCGGGGATGAGTGTTAGTTTTGACTGGTTGAGTGACATTTTAATGTGGGTGCTACAGTCGTTGGGCGCTTAAGCACTATTATGTTAAAGAGAGGCTATTTTCTGGATTTTTCTCTCAACTGCAAAAGCTGGTCAACACTCAGGTGGCTAAGGTCAATTCCGGTTGATTGTATCGGTCCACCATCGGCACCGGTAACCTCGGTTTTGTTCTTCACCATACCCAGATGCTGTGCAACCATCTTTAAGGCATCGTCCTGATTACGGGTGATCACCTCAATCCCGAACTTACCTTCTTTTATCCCGGCATATAACCGTCGGGACGGACCGCTTAAATCCCGCGTATCGTGGAAATGTGAGCGGCCGACACCAGAGCCATTACAACGGGGACAATCAGGGTTCGGGTCAAGTGTGTTGTCGTAACCGTAGCCACCTCTGTCGTTTGGTGGCTTCTGATTCTTAGCCGTTGCTTCACTGACTGCATCCTCAAACTCAACCGAGTCCCGCCACTGGTAGTTGAAGCCGAAGCCCCAGCAGTACCGGCAGCATAACCGACGATATTCAGTCAGCTCGTTCACATCAGCCGTGGCGATGTCCCACCACATTTTTAAAACTGCGTCCTGGGTTATTTCAGTCCGGCGTTCACGTTCTGCAAGCGCATCACGTATTGCCCGGTTCACCTCGACATTTCTATACATCCGGCTTGCGCTGGTGTAAGCATTATGTCCTTCGCATTTACCACCCGCCCGCTTATATGCAGCTGTTCGGTTCAGGTCGATAAGATACTCAGTAACAAAACGAGCCTGTGTGTCGGTAAGCCCGTAACTGCGCAGATCGAACTCGTTTTCATCATTCTGCGCATTGCCCGGTTTGTTACTCTGCTCATCTGGTATATCACCATTGCGCACAGGTTCATTTGCACATTTCTGCTTCTGCGAATTCGCAGTTTTATTCGCAGTTTTTTTTTGCGAATGCGCATTACTATTCGCAATCTTAATATAGCGCTTTGCGGTCGAGTAATTTAACCCTTGTTCTTCACACCACTCTTTCGGGGATATTCCTGATTTAGCATGTTCGGTGAGGAACTGCTGCTGTAGCATCCCCCAATCCGGTTTAGCCATCTTGTTTATCTCCTTAACCAATTAAAAAGCCCACTCAGTGAGCAGGCTTTGTGATGGGTTATGCGTTAACCGTTTTCTGGAATATCTTTGCGATAGCTTTTATCTGTCGGACGTTTCCACGCCCTGTAACAGAGATGGACCGCAACTCCCCGACACATTTCAGTTCAGCATGAAGCGTCCCGCCACTCACATTGACAATACATGCCTCACCGTTTCTTCTTGCTTCAATGTTGTACCGCTTCATTTCGTCACCTGCCTTTGTTGTTCTATCTCCCGTATTGCCCGCTTATCATGATTGCGGCATCCCGTTTCGCTCTGCATCAGCCTTCCTGATATCAATCAATTGCCCATTCGCCTTATCCAGCGCAGTTAGCAGCGGTTCTATCCACTCTACCGCCTGGCAATATGTCAGTCGGCGGGTGGCAACGGTGCCAGTACCGGTTGTGTCAGTGATGCCGGGAGCTGAACGCATTGCTGATTCACGGATGGCGTAGACGTGGCTGAGCACCCCGTCAGAAACAGACTGAGGAATGTACAGATTACAGGTAGACTCTTTGCGGATGATGGTTCGGTATTCAATCTGTTTCTCCTGTGATTTGGCTTCTGACTGCATGCTCCGACTGGCGTTTGCGGCGGCGGCATGGTTAAAGATATCGATACTGGTATAAGCGTTATCAATCACTTTCTGTTGTTCTGTGATTACTTCGTCTTTGCGTTGCCCTTCCGTTTGTTCTGCTGATAACAGGTTGAACATCCATAACCCGAAGAACACAACAGCCCACAGCCAACCATTGAACACTACCGTGATTATCTTTTTCATAACGTCTCACACTCATAATGAACCACGCCGTCCAGCGGGTTACCCGGCAGCGGCTGACAGTAATTAGGGAGTGAATACAGATAACAGCCAGCCAGCAGGCAAGCTGTCAGAATAATCACAGCGGTGATAGTCAGCACTACGGGGTTCCGTGACATACCGCATTCTCCGTTTCGCGCCTGTTAATCAGACCCTGCCACTGTTTACCACCGGCAAATGTCCATCGCTTCATTTCGTCACAGGCTCCGGCAATATCACCGGCATTCAGTTTGCGCAGCATTGTGGAGCGGGAGAACGCACCGGGTCCGACGTTGTACACAAATGAATAGATAGCGGCGCGGGTATTATCATCAATCGGCACTTTGATCATCGGGTCAACTGCGCGACGGACTTTGCTCAGGTCATCATGCAGCATGGCCTTACACTCTGCATCGGTATAAACTTTTCCGGGCTGAATATCGCTGCCTGTATGGCCATAGCAAACGGTAAGCACACCGCCAACATCCGGATAAGGTTCGTATCTCACCCCCTCATAGGCAGGGATTAGCACCAGCGCCGCCGCAATCGCGCCACCTGCGCAGGCGGTCATTACCTTTTTATATAATCGGTTATTCACGCTGCTCTCCTGTTTTAAGCTGAAACTCTTTGCGTTTGTAATACCAGTTCACCGCGAACGTCCCGACAGTACAGAGAATACCGATAAGAACAGCCCATTGATCTAATGACATAACCCCGAGAGTGGCGGTAATGAATCCCCACGCATAAGCAAAGGGGCTGGAGTATTTTTCTTGCATACGCATGGCTCACCCCCTGACGGAGGAATTTAGTTAATAGGGTGCCGCGCACAGTATCTCTGCGATGATTACGTTTGTTTGTTCAGGATTCTGTGGCGGCGTATATGAAAAAAGGCCGCACATGGCGACCTTTGGAATATTTATCTGTTGGGACTGTGTGACTGCGATATTTTGAACTAGTCGGCCAGGCCGACAGGTTGGAATGTGAACTATCCGGAAATTCCGGAGAGTTGAACCTGTAAGCTATCGTTACAAGTTGCAGAAATGAGAAAGCCCCGCACTTGGCGAGGCTCGTTAATCTGGTTAAGTGACTTAAGGTACACGTAAAGCAACTTACCTGATAAGTATTGCTAATTCGATAAAGTAAGTCAATAGCAAAGTTCGGTTATTTTACGTATTTTACCCACTCGTTTGCGACTGTTCATTGCAATTCGCAACGGTTCATACAAAACTCATTGAGCCGCCTTGAGTTTATCGTTGACCTCATTACGACAAGTCCCGAGTGACGGACGCCTGATTTTATTCCCTCCCCTCGTTTGCATTTTGCGTGGTTTTGCAACTCCGTGATAGTAAGATGCAATCGCCAGCTTGGACGACCCGTTGGCATAGTAGCTGAGCAATATCGCATACGCCTGTGCGTCAGTGGCGATGACGGAATCTACGACCTGAGAAATCAACATTCCGTCATCGTCATTACACATTGGTCTGGTCGGGTTTTTATCAGGCTCTACCGTCTGCATAAACT